TAGCGTGGACCCTACGCAACATGAGCGAGAAGCTGAAGGCCCATCGCTCTATGTCCCTCCTGCGACGTTCCGGCTTGGGGCGTGGACAGAAGGGTGAATATGTAGCTACTGGAAATGGATGGGACAAGTGAGGCACCATTTACGCGCCACAACGAGCCTCGCCGGTGAAATTATTGTTTATAGAAAGGGACCAGAAATGACGAAGCAGGAAGCAAAACCGAAAACCGAAACCTTCAAGGCGCTTATGGCGCTTTATCCGCCAACGAACACGCGCAACTCGTTTCAACTGGCACTTGTATTGCCTTCTGACGCCAATCACAACTTCGATATCGAGCGTGTGGGGTTTCGGGTGATCGTTGAAAAAGACACAATCACCTTCTTCAGTGTAAAGGTTGGAGAAGAAAAGCGCGCGATCTATTTTCACCCATTCAAGAACGGTGATGGTAATGGCTACAGCTGGCGTACCCAGCTGAGCGATAACCAAGCCCCGTCAATCAAGGGTGTGTTTGAGCGATACGGCACCTTTGGAACTTCAGAAAGCGAAGTCATGATGGATAAAAACAAAGACGGTGTCATTTCGATCTGCTTCAAAATTCCAGAGGCAAGGAATGACATCAAGAAGGTCACTCGTCAGCCGAAGGAAGTTGAAGTTTCACAATCGCCTGCCTTGGATATCAAAAAACTTCAGGAGGCAAAGGACACAATCAACTTGGCTGCAAAAGACGGGGTTACACTCTCTGTCGAAGGCAACCGTCTTTCAATTCGCATTGATATCTAGGAGGAAGATATGGCTAATATGAACGACTACAAGGAAACAGAAGCCTACAAGAAGCTCACAGCGAAGCAGAAAAAGAACATCGACGGGCTTTTTGCCTATCGCCGGTTTCTGGTCGCCACTGTGACGACAATCCCCCACGAGCAGGCTTGGGGTGCGGCGGCTTTGCTACAACACGCGGAAGCATTTGCTGACGCTAAGGGAGAGAAGAAATGACAATGTTCTGGTGGGCTCGCGCGCTGAAGGCTTCGCACATGGAGCAGGCACGCGCACTATTGGTTGTGTATGCCCGATACGAAGGTGACGCACGCGACATCGAGCTAGCCTGCGGCCACCTACGGGCAATAGTAGCTGTCGAGGATAGTGTGGACAAAGAACGCGGCACACTACGCTTCGAAAACGCGCGAGCGCTTGGGCTTGAAATGCTCCTGCTTATCGGCGCAATCCAAACGCACTATGTTGTAAAAAGCAGAGAGCCAATTCTTGAAGTTCTTGACGACTTCGAAGACAAACACCGTCACATCATCTACTCGTAACCAGACTATCAATCAGAAGGGACCGAACTATGAAGACGCAAACTGTAACCAATCGCGCCTATCACGCTGCTCGCAAGAGCGGGAAAACAGTGAAGCAAGCGCGGAAGCTGGCCAAGGATTTGAACAAGGCCGTTGTTGAAGCTCATGACCAGCTTGTCGAGATTGACAGGCAAGTCTTGTTTGGTGAACTCCGCACAGGGATCATCACCACAAAGGCCACCACCATCCGCCAAGCGACAGGTCTAGCTCTAGCAACGATTGCGAGACTGAAGGATGATCCTATTGAAGATTATCATCCGCGCCAGTCAACCTTGGGGAGCATCGCCCTGTTCCTTGATCTGGAAATTGTAACCAAGAAGCGCGGGCGACGCTCCACAGTTGTGCCAATCAGGAGGGGCTAGTTGGAACTAATCGGGCAAATCTTCGTATGGGGTTGCGCCGTCACTTGTACGTTCACACTCGTGGCGGCGCTCTCTCACTGGATCGTAAGAACACTTGGAGAAAGACGTGACAGACGAAAGAATACACGAACGGGGAATTGCGACAATCGAGGATGCAATTGCAACGGCAAGAGCCGGCATGCGCGTTATCCTGATCCTGAACTCGCGCACACAGTGCGCGAAGATTGCGGAGGGTGTACGCCTCCGTGACAAGGATGTTATGACTGCGTCGCAAGGTCAGAAATGGATGCTCACTTGGAGCGGGGGAGGGATGATTGTTTGTTATCCTGACTTCATGGGCGTCCAGCAGGTGGACGAAACTTTGCCTGGTCTGGAAGACCGTCGCTTGGCCCATTGGGCTGAGTTGGCGGGAGCCGAATGGCACAAGGGGAATAGCCGGGCGTGGACGAGCCCGATTAGGCCGATGATACGGGCGAAGCTGGTCTAGGCAACGTTCTGCCTCCGTTCCTGCCTCATATACGGTGGCCGCCTATAAGCGGGAGCCGCCGGGGCTATAGGGGTAGCGGGCGGAGGCGTACCCCCTACAGGCCGCCCACGGCTCGTGTAGGCGCCAAACAAAAAAAGACCCGCCTAGGGGGAGCCCCGGGCGGGTCTAGTTGGCAGGAACCTTTGGCCGCTATTCGTTGGGGGTGAGCCCTTCGCGCTTCCTGCGGCGGTCAACGGAAATCTGGTGCTCTTTCTGAGCAGCCTCTACTCCCGCCTGAACCACGCGATAGATCACTGGAACGAACGCGGCAATGAGACCAGTCATTGCGATGCCGTCCAGCCCCGATCCCACCGCCTGCTCCGCGACGCGCAAACCTCCCTCAGTCATTCGATTGAGGTTAGCATCCAGCATGGCGTCTGCGGCGTCTGGTGCTGCTTGGAACCCAAACAACACCAAGCCTGAACTCACCGCTGCTAAGCCCAATGCCATTTTCATACTCCCTCCAGTTTCGTTGGCGCTTCCTTCTTCGGACGCGCCGGCATGTTGATGGCGATAGAGCCGCCCAAGAGGATTGCTGTCAGCGGGTTGCTGTCGCCTGCCTTCCCCGAAAACCAGACTGTGGCAGACCGCCCAAGCTCCACCAAGCCATACACCGCCAGCCAAGCGATACCGAAGACACAGATGAGGTAGATGGCTGACGATTGCCCTTTTTGCCGGCACTTGTAGATGTAGAGGGCGATGGCGATGCCAGTCACAAAGATCATGAACAGGTGGTCCATGTTACGTTGTTCCTTCTGCTTTCTTGGCCTTCAGCTTTTCCTCCCGGGCTTTCCGGGCTTGGTTGCTCTCCATGGCGTCATCGAACATGAAGCCGCCGATGAACCAGATGAAGATGGTCAGGATGAACAGGCCCCAAATTGCGAAGTCTTCCTGACTGAACTTGCCAGACGTCATCCGCTCCATGGCCTGATAGTGCATCACCTTGTCCACGTCTTGGATGTTGGCGATTTCCGTCTCAAGCGACTCAATCAGGCTCTCTTGATCCCTGATCGCTTGCCACTGGCCTTCGTTCTCCAGCTGCTTCTGGCGAATGTCAGAAGCGTCACGGCAGAGGAACTTCATGCGCGGGGAAAGCCCGGCTTGGCTCGCACAGACGCCACCCTCAACACCGTCAAGGTTCGTGTACGGCTGCTTGGTCACTGGATCGGTCCAGCCGGCAGCTTCGTTCAGCCGGTCTTGCATATCCTCCAGCAAGGCTTGATCCGTAGTCGGGCGGGGAAGGTTATAGAGAACCCGCTCAGCCTTATCCTTCGCATCAATCTTCACTTGGCGGATGTGCTGCGCCTGAAGGGCACCATCGTTCGTCGCCATCGAGTCACCAACCAACTGCGAGAAGGTGCCATAGAGACACACACACGCAGCCATGAGAGCGAGGACGCCTTGCGATAGGGCAATGAGAATGTCTTTGAGGTCTTTCGCTCCTCGAACAAGCTCAGCCGACTTCCGGTGGAAGTAGAGATAGGCACACGTGGACCCAAGCGCCACAATCCACGTATAGCCGACGCGCGAGGGGAATAGGCGATTGTAGCCTAGTGTGCTGTTCCACGTCTCCCAGATGTAGATGGCGACGGAGCCACCAACGAGAATGCTGATGCCCATGTTCGAGCGGATGAAGTTAGGAAGGTCCAGAAGGAACAACCCCACACCCGCCCAGAAGCGCCGCCATTGCGCTCCCAACGACTTGCTGACGTGACGGTCAGCTGCCCATTGCCCCAGTTCGTCCATAGTTATGTTCCTGCCTGTGCTGTAGGTTGGTTTTCTAGTTCCGCCCATTTCTGAACGAGGATGAGACAGCGATCACGTTCTGAGATGGCTTCGCCGCTGTCTGCGAGGGCGCCACCATAGGATTGACCTTCAGATAGTTTTGTGGGTGCGATACGGTACACACACTCAGGGAGGGGATTTCTGAATGAGCGATCCACCTTCACGATTGGCGCTGGACATCTTGCCAGTGCCGGGTTCGAAACTTGTGGCGATGGCGTTGTTGAACAGCTGGATAAGAGAAGGGTCAACGCCAGCGGCAGCGCAACGATCCGAAATGAGCGTGAGTTGGGTGCGCATTCCTGCAAGCGTGTCGAAGGCTTTGTTGGCGTTTGTGGCGCTTGCCTTGACGGCCACTTCCATAGACTTCTGTGCGGCGATCCGGTTGTCAGTCTCGCGGCTGAAGCTGTCCACAAGGATAGCAATCTGTTGATCCTTGGCTTCATTGACTTTGTCAATCTGCCCTTTCGCATTGTTGTTCTCCACAATGAGCCCGGCCACCACCTGCTTGGCGTTTTCGCGCTCTACCTTTGCCCCGTGGTTGTTACCACGATCATACGCAATCTGCCAACACGCTACGCCACCAATCAGAACACCAATGGCAATTCCAGCCGCTAGGTTCTTAACGTCGAACATTGTACTGCTCCCTTCTCGCTCTAAGGCGTGCAAGGAACAACTTCAGGTAATAGTCAACCTGACCGCTCCCGTTCCACGCTTCAATGACTGCGCCCCAATTCTGCTTCCGCATATCGTCCAGAACGTCTTTGTGGTCGAGGAAGCGGATGGCGGCGTTAAGTTGTGCCGGCTCTCCGCCATCGTACATCGACACAACGAAGTGCCAAACCGAAGGATACCCAAGCACGCGCCAATTCTCGCCCAAGACTTGGAACGCGCCCCACGAAGCACCCATCAGCGCCGCTTCGAAGTTGATCTCAGCAGCATGAGCAAGGACGCCCCAGCGTGCCTCCATCTTCAGATTGTAAGGGTGGACAGTACACTTCGGCGGTATGGCGGTCTTGGGCTTGCGCGGGTCATACCACTTCGGATAGCTGATGACCACGCCCGATCCTTCTGGCCCAGGCTCCCAATCGTGAATGTGAGCAGAGCAGCGTGACATGACGTGCGGCTCATAGAGAATGACGAGCCGTCCGGTGGGGGTTGAGCTCTGACCATTGCTCTCGACGTCAGAGAAGGCGTGAAGGGCAGCAGGCTCTTGGTTATACCTCTCACCTTCGTTCTTGTATTGCTGCTCCGTCAAGGGAGGGATGAGCGGGTTCACGCGAAGGTTGATGAGCTCACTCACCTTCCTCGCGTTGTTCCGGTTCACCCCTTTGTCCTTGTCCACGTAGCGCGTCGTGGTTCTCACAATCGTCCGTGTGACGGGATTGGTTGCGAGTATCTTAGCAGCAAGAGCCATGTTTCCACCTACAGAGTTGTAATATCGACGCCATCAAGCGTCAGGTCAGCTGTTGCTGGTGCGACACCGCCCTCCGCGCCCCATTCGTTCGGAGCGTAGTCACCAGTGATCGCTGCGTTGCCGCTGTTATACCAATCACTGGGCCCGATGTCCTTTGTAAACATTCGGCCTGATGTCCGCTCTGCGCCAGTGCCAAGCCAGAAGATGGCATGGGAAGCGTAGTTGACTCCAACGTGAACAAGTCCACCCATGCCAACGTCGTTTAAGCGTAGGTCGTGTGCATCTTGGCCCACCGCAATAGCAGGTGTAATGAAGTTCATGTTGGCTGCAATCGTTGTAGGATTTTCGAGGGCAATGTGGACTGGATAAACACACCCGGTGTCATCCATGTGTGAGCCGGTGAACTCGCAGCCTCGTCCAGTAACAAGGACGTTCGGCCCGTAGCTTTCCTGAACCCGCATGTTGTTAAAGTTGTGACCGATGCCCGGAACAAACAAGTTGGCTTTTGACTCAAATGCTCCCCACACCCAACCTGCACCTCCGTCACCATTGAATGACACCTTCATGGTTGTCCAGTTGGTGTTCGATCCGCTGGCTATGATGCCTGGGCCGTTGTTTCCCATGAAGTAGCAGTTGGATATGTTGCAGTCGAATGCACGATGGTGATAACCCGTCATGAAGTTTTCATAAGAACCAATGCCGGTGATAATACCTGAGCACTGACCGAATGTTGAGAACGGGACACCACCATGCAGCGCCATCTCAACGTCACGCATACGCAGGTATGGATCAACCTGAGCATACGGAGCAGTTGAAACACCACTGCGGATCGTGAACAACCCGCCACGGAACTCAAAGCCAGGCATTAGCCTGACTGAGCAGTAGCGCGATCCATCCAACGAGAAATCGTTGAACACATTGAAGTCACTATCCACATGCTGGCCAGCTGTGGAGTATCCCCCAGGGCCATCATCCCAGTCACCTACTTCACCCCAACGGTTCACCCCGATGGCATTGCAAAGGGTTGGTGCGATGTCCGGCGCAAAGGCGCCAGCATAGTACGGAGCCTTGTACACATTTGGGTACACAGGAATGTAGAAGCTTCCATCAGTGTACTGCGTGATGGGGTAGAAGTTTGTGTCCCCATCATAGTGCGGATAATCGTCACTCAAGAAGGTGTCGTTGTATCTCACAATGTTCGATTGCCGAACGCCGTGACCAACCAAGCCTGTGCGCGGGTAATATTTTACAGCGCCTGTCAAGATGCCACCATCAGGAAGCATCCCAATTGCACCGTAGTTGTACAAGCCGTTCGGATTGAAACAAGCAGCCAGGAAGTTTTGCATGGCAGTTGTGTTCAGAGTTCCGAAGTTTCCATCCTCCCCTGTTCTCGTTGCGGCCGCATTGCGATTGACACGCACATGATAGTCATCGAGGTATTCAGTGATTGTTACTTGGCCGGCAAGAGAACCAGTATCGAAGCCGCCAACTTGCATTGCCTTGCCAACATAGTATTCCTCAAACAACGGCTCATTGCACTCAATAACATCGTCGCCGCTTTCGAAGGAGAAGCCGTGCCGGCTAGAGCGGCAGTCAGGGATCACATTATAGCGAAGCGCATTCACCATCCCCATCGTCTGGCGCATGATCTCACCCAGAGCAATCTTCCGCTCTAGGCCATTCGATGCCTTCACCGACGGGACAAGCTCATCAGAGATAAGCGTGGCAATCGGCTCAAGGTCTTGTGTGCGTCGAGCAGCGAACAAGAACAACTTGCCCCGCTTCAACGTTCCAGACGTAGCAATCATGACGTCTGGGCCAGGCACGTCACCAAACGGCAACGTCTCTTCAGTGAGCGCAATGAACGCTTCATAGCTCAACCCGGCGCTAGCCGCAATCTTCGCGGGGCACGGCACGAGATACGTTGTGTCGTTTCCGTCATACAACGGATAGCGCCCGTCACTTTCCGGCCCACCGTCAACAGTCCCACCTGCCCATTCGCTGAACGAGCGCGAGGCGTCGCCTAGGCGCTGCGCAGCAATGCTCATGAACTTCGTCAGCTGGGCCAGTGTCATATCGTCTAGGTCATCGACGTGAAGAACCCAGATGTCCACCGTCACCGAAGGCGTCGTGCCATTCGCCACGATCTGCGCACGGAGGTAGCGATAGATTGTGCCGTCTGCTTGGTTGGAGAAGTTGTAGGCCTGCTCGTTGTTTGTCGGCAAGGCAGCGAGAGATACAGAGAACAACTCCATGTCCGTTCCAGAGAAGTCGGCGGCTGTGTTGCCGAATATCTTCAGCTGGTAGTTCTCATTCCCACTCGTGGTGTCCATGGCTGTGAACGAAGCCACGACGATACCGGGCCAAGCGATAAGGCTGGACCCAGTATCGAACACACGCGGGCTCCCACCATACGCGCCATATCGAGAGGTTGTGACGGCAGAAGCCCCATCCTCAAGATAGTTGCTTGTGCTGGTGGGAGTAGGATAGGGCATCAGGCTTCCCTCTGTACCATTTCAGGGTGATCAGGTAGTTCAGCGAAAGGAGGAACATCAGCAAGCTTCTTTACGCTCGCTGAAACTTCCTTCCAAACTCTCGTTGGTGATGTGTTGGCGTTTAGTTGAAGCGCCGATCCCTTCAAGAGCATAACAGGCGTAGTCCCTTCGAATAATGCTGCGCGTATCATCCAACCCTCTTCAGTTCTGTGAAGATCAACCTCGCATTGTCTTTCGTCCATGAGCCCCAGCCGCTTCCGCCGTTGCCGACTGAAACGTGCAAGGACCAAGTGTTGGTCGCTTCCGGAACATCTTCGATGATGAAGGTCCATTCGCGATCAACGTTGACGCTGCTGCCGTTTGCGAACAGGTTTGAGTCTGTGCGCTCCTCAACAACCGTTCCGTTCAACTTGAGCTGAACCGTCACGTTGCCGCGCGATCCATCTGCAGTTGAGCGGTAGATTTGCGTGAGGGCATCGATGCGAACGAAGCCCGACACAGAGGTGTAGTTGGCAGAGATAGCTGAGATGTAACTCTGGTCAGAGGGGATGGTTGTGTTAGTTCCATCCGAAGCAACCATGATCTCAGCCACAGAGTTGATCTTCAAGTGCTCCGTCTCGATTGTATCCGCGACAAGCTTGTTCACCTTGACGTTGAGCATCGAGATTTCAGTGCCTGTGACACTGAAGAGAACTTGCGGCGTGGTCATTGATCCGCCGATGACGGCGAATTGCTCAGTCAGGATGATGAAGGCACTGTTGGTTGGCGAACCACCGTTCCAGAACTTGAAGCCGGTGATGTGCCCGTCCACATTGCTCGTCAGCGTCGCCTGGGCATACTCCCCTTCGATACTCTCCATCAGGAAGACAAGATCAGCTGTGTTCTGATCGTGCTCCGTCCGAAGGGTAAGGAGGTTTGTGGCGCTTGAGCCTACGCCTTCGCCGGCAGGGATGACGGTGGCGGCGTTCAATATCCAAGCTGTGCCCAAAAGGTTGCGCGTTCCAATCAGCGAGATATCACTGACTGCTCCGTCAACATCCTCCTGAACGTCAATGAGGACCGTCTTAAGGAGGTTGCTACCAATGAAGTCACGGGCTTCGTTCGAAGCACGCCACGCAGCACCCTTCAGAACCTCATAGGCAATCGTCTCAGCATTGCTATCGAGTTGAGCGACGATGTCGCCCAAACCTTCGCCGCCAATTGTGAAAGGGGATAGCCCGTCCACAGTCGACGTAGATGACCACACAGAGCGGATTGTGTCGCCAATGAACCGGGCACGCACAGAGTATTCCGTCCCATCAACAATGCCATCTTCGAAGATCACATAGTTGAGATCAGTCGGAAGCTCCACAGTGCGCGTCATCATTGTGCCACCCAACGTAGGCGTCACCTCGATGTAGATGCGGCGGGCACGGACGTCATACGGCTCACCCCAAGCAACCTTCACAGCAGGCTTCGCGAACGTAGCGCCTGTGATTGTGATGCCTGTAACAGTAAGCAGCGGCGGCGCCATGGCTGGAACTTGGGTTGGCCCAGGGACAGGTGCTGTGGCACCGGGCTTAGCCAACTCTTCATCCCATGCGCTATCGCTTGGGTCAATTTCCTTAGCTGTGATAAGGCAGCGAAAGCTTTTCGGGTCATAGAGGTTGTTGACAACCTCAAAGGCTTTCCCATCCTCTCCCCATTTGGGGCCTGTGCGGATAAACCAGTCACCCTTCTCAAGCTCGATGCACCAGCGGGGATAGGCTCCATTGAGCGTCGCATGGCGGCGTTCATTCTTGGCCTTTGTCCAAGCTAGACGTTGGGCCCGCTCGCTATCAATCTCCATCTCATAGTCTTGAGTGATGTAACGAAGCTCACCTCCATCTTCAACATCCCACCCCTCTTCAGTGACCGGCGGATAATCAATCTCCCGGTTCATCTGTTGAGGGTCGCAGAAGTATCCCCTCACACCGCCAACGTTCTCTGCCCACTTGCGCTTTGGCACGTAGATTTCTTGCGTGCCGGCGATAATGTGCTTGTCGTCGATTGTTAGCACAGGCGTCTTTGTCTCTGTGCCATTGAGGCCGAAGCGTCCACCGAAGTCATCAGGCCGCGCTGCCATACAAGTAGCAAGACGACGAATGGCATCAGCATAGTCATCATCAGAGTACAAGAACCCATTAGCAGCAAATCGCTTCTGTGTTCCACCTGCCTTAAGCGGCACATCCTCGTCACACAGGTTGGCTTCAGCTTCGAACCGATCATACGGAAGGAAATCAGAAGACATCTTCATGCCAAAGACGCGCACAGAGTTCAGATAGCGCCCAAGCATGTAGTGATCGAGGGCCACGCGCGGGTTTGTCGAGTATTCCCACGTTGCAGGATCATCAAGCCTATGCGATCCACTCCCACCAGCGGTGCTATCCTCACGCCGGTCATACAGGTGAGCGCCCTCCATATCAAAAACGATAGGAACGGGCTGGCGCATATTGTCACTGTCCCAGCGATACTCAATGACGGCATAAGCAATGCCGGTCATTTTGTGATCTTCGGTCCAGTCCTGCCCAAGAGCTACAAGAACAGGGTCAGCAACCTGATCAACACGCCCGTCATAGTACGTGATCCAAAGTCGATCACCGCCAGAGCGGAAGTCAGGTATGACAGTACGCACACCGTGCGGGAAGCTAGTGGGCGACATGATGCGCCCATCCGCATAGACCTTCTTCAGAGCACCACACGGGCCTTGCGAGAGGGCCACGATGCAGTGAAGAACTGTGTTGGGCGGATCGCCTGTGCCAGAGATGTACCAATCAACAAGCAACCCAGCATTGTGCCGGCGACCAATCTGAAGACGACGCGGCGCATTCGACATCAATTGAAGATCGATAAGCGAGCCGCGTGCTTTAGGTTTTGAGTTGTGAGTGATTACTGCTTGTGCACCGGCTAGGGCTGCCGTCTGGACAACTGCTTGGCCGATAGGCCCAATTGCAGTCCACGCAGATGAAATCCATGATGCTGCTGCTGTGATAGCAGGAATTGCCTGAGGCATCTATTCAACCCTCCATGCTCTCGTGGCATTCTTCTTGGGGCTGTGAAGCATCCCACGAGACGTAGGGCCAACAGCAGTGTGGCCAACAACAACAGCGAGATAGTTTTCACCGTCTGCGTTTGTCATCATTACGATGTCACCGCGCCGGGCTAGTGAGACTTTGATCTCAGGAAGATAGCGCGAAGCGAGGTCACCAACATCGCCACAGTCTAGTTTGGCCAAGACCCTTTTGGCTTCCCTCTCCGTCGAGTAGGTGCCACGAAACTCTGTGCCATGATCGATGTCTGTGCAAGCCTGAATGCAATCGGCAGCAAACAAGCAGCAATCGTTGCTTCCCCAAGCGAAAGGTTTTCCAAGAAGATCATTTGTAACATGCCACAGTCTTTGTTCCCAGCCTTTGACGCGCATGATCAGAACCCAAACAAAGCTTGCCGGATATTCGCTGAACCTTGAGATGAATTGCCGCTGCTGTTTCCTTGATAGCCAGGAACGTTGCTCCAGCTTTCTCCGAATGGGATAGACTGGAATGGCTTCGTGGCTGTGTTCTTGAATGACGGGTCATCCGGATCGATCTGCCGTTGGTCTGCGTCAGTGTATGTCCGGTAGTTGCGGCCGCGTGAACGGAAGATGCCACTTTCACAAGTGAGCGCAATGATTGGCTTGCCTCCATCACCAATCGTCTCTTCGATGTTGTCCATGTAACCATACCAATCATATCCAGCGCCGATAATCTCAGTGCCGTTTTTCATCGGCACAAGCGCAAGTTGACGCAAGCGGAAGCGACGCTGGTACCATGTGCGATCCACGAGCCTGCCAATCAGCGTGTCGCTATCGAGAACAGCAGCAGCATCGAACATGATGATAATTGGCTCAGGGATAAGGTCCACACTCGTCTTCAGTTCCCCTTCAAGTTGAAACTGATCACCAACAGCCTCAAAGGTGTGACCCTCGAAAGAAAGTGATACACGCCTATCCCATGCGCGCAGGACGCCTTGATCAGTGAACATCTCAATGATCCAAGCGCCAGAGAAGTCACGCTCATAAAGCGAGTCACGAACTTCAGTGGCCATGGGAAGGGGCATGTTACAACCTCACGACTTGTCGGGCTGAGAAGGAAACACCTCTGCGTCGATCACTTGGAATGACCGGCTGCCAAGGCGTCTCAAGTTGGAACTCACCAAAGGGATCACGCAGACGTAGCGCTGGCGCGCTAGCATGCGGTGTCATTGGCATTGGATAGACAGGAACAGTTGCGTTGCCACTTCCGTTCGCAGTTACGCCGCTTGTCACCATGCCGACATAAAAGCCATTCTTGTTCGTCTTGTAGCTGAGGAAGTCACCTTCAGTCAGGATTGTTCCATTGCCAATCGACGTTACACTGACAAGATTGTTCCCTTGATCGATGCTTGCGATGCCAACCCCAGAGTTTGAGAAAGACGGATACAAAAGCGGCGCACGTGCATCGCCATTGATGCTTGTAAAGCTGACCAAGCGGAAGCGCCTACGGATGCCGAATGAATTCAGTATGCGCATTGCCGCTTGAGTCAGATTTTCGAAGCGATAGTTGACGCGCCAGATTGGACCATCAAAGTCGTTGATGTACCCGCTACCATCACGGGAGTTGTCGCCGGTTTGACGTTCATCGATTGACCAACTGCACTCCTTCATGAAGTCAGTCGGCAACAACTCTTGTGAGCTCATAGGTCACCCCTCATCATCCGATCACCTTTCCACTTCTGGAGTGCGGCGATGCTCATCTTGCGGTGTGCATCAAACATACGCTCAACTTGAGCATAGATTTCATCACTTGCCGTTCCGTAGTTGTTGAATGTGAGACCGCCCATCCGGAAGCTATCACCCTTTGCTGCCGATGACTTCGCAGCCTTGTGCATGATGTAGCCATCAGCCGGTGCGATGAATTGTTCACCGGCTGTCTCGTTGACGTTGTAAGCCCAACCTTTCTTGACTGGGCCTTCGCTTGCACGTGCACCACCAAAGAGAGCGGAGCCGATAGAGCTAACCCAGTCACCACCCGTCTTGAGAAGGGCACCCCAATCAATTTCCTCGAACAACTTCGAAAGAAGCTTTCCAAGGTTATCGACCGCATCATTGAATGCATTGTCAAGTCCAGTCTTCAGAAGGTTCTCGACTTGATCACCCCAATCGCCTGTCATGACACCTTCAGCGAAGCCCCGAGCAGTGACATTGGCTAGTTGCTCGTGATACTTCTCCCAGTATGTCTCATCTGCTTCGAAGTCAGGGAGTTCAGTTTCAGGCTTGGGCATATTCCCGAACACAGACTCATAGTCAGGCTGTTTATCGAGCCAAGCTTGCCAAGCCTTGTCGAACTCTTCAACATCACGAGGATCAAGAAGCTGTTTCGAGATAGAAACTCCAACGCTGTCTGTGACATCTTCCTGAAGCTGCTTTACCATGTAGAGGGCTGTAGCCCAATCGTCCGTGGCCCTAGCATAATCGAGGATAGACTTCAGCGCGGCGCTGGACCGATCCCCAACGAGTTCTGGGCCTGCCGTCTGAAGCTTGCTAATGTCCTCTAGCAGCGATTGATATTCGGTGCGATACTCTTGGACATTCTCAAGGCGGTCTTTTGCCTTTTTGTCCTCCTTGTCATCATCCTTCTCTGTGGGCGGAAGGAATTTGGCTTTGTCCGTTGTGAGCACCGCCTTGAGCGTCGCTTGAAGGTCTGAGATTTCTTTCGCCTTAGCAGAGATTGCGTCAGCGAGACTTTTGTTGGTTGTGCGTTCTTGGTTAGACAGATATTGCTGACCAGTCCCAGAACGCGCATCAAGGCGCATAGCCGTCAACTCTTGCTGCGATTTTTGCAGCCTAAGTTGATCAGCCAGACGCCCCCTCATGATCTCAGCTTCAAGGATCGCCACATTGACCATGTCAATGGCAGCTTGCTTCTGCTTGGCGCCGGATTTCTCCGCCTCTTCACCGATCTTCTTCAGCTTGTCCTCGACAGCTGACAGCGGGTCTTTCGCCTTCTCAGCGGCAACGCGAAGCTTCTCAAGCGGGTTGTCAGCGATGGCTGCGCTGACGTCACCCATGGCCTTTGCAACCTTCTTGGATACGGCCGCACTTTCATCGAGCAGCTTGTTGCCCTTCGGCAGAAGGTTAGAGAGTGCCTCAACAGCAGACGCCACACCTTGGATAGCAGAGGCAAGAAACTTGGAGACACCAACGATGCTATCGAGAAGACCAACAAGACGGATTGTGGCATTGCCGAGGTTCTGCCAAGCTTGGCCCATTGTGACGCTGATACTCTCAGCTTCTGATGTAAGCTTGGCGCCGCCCGCTTGCATCGCCGCTGTTATCTTGTCGACTGTGAGTTCACCTTCAGCGCCCATCTTGCGAAGCATGCCGACTGTAATGCCGAGGCCATCAGCCAGAAGCGTCGCGAAGCGAGTGTTGTTCTCAAGGATGGACCGAAGCTCATCCCCTTGGAGGCGACCAGAGGCCATCGCCTGAGCAAACTGTAGCGTGGCTGAAGCTGCTTCCGACGCGCTAGCGCCCGACACAAGAAGGGTTTTTGACCACGTGTCAACAATCTCTTGTGCCGCTACGTCTGTGAGGTCTTTGCGGGCGTTGCGCAGCTTCGTATAGAGCGTCACTGTGGCTTGCAGATCGGCACGGTTGCGCTGGGCCTGCTGGAACAAGTCTTCTTCGATCTGGTAAAGGTCTTCACCAGCCGACACCACAAGGCTCAACTTCGAGCGCATAGTGGAGAACTTGTCAGCAGCGTCAAGTATCTCTTTGCCGATTGTAGCGATGGCACCAACAGCCACAAGCCCAACGAGTTGGCCTGATGTTGCGCTCAGCGCATTGTTCCACGCTTTCGTCTTAAGTGTTGCGCCGCTGAACTCATCACTGATGCGCTTGCCTGTGCGCTTTGTTTCCGCCTCAACCCTCTTCAGCTCAGCAATGAAGTTATCATTGTCAGCTGTAATCGAGATTGAGACGCCACCGACTTGGGTTGCTGGGGCTCCGTTCATTGTATCACCATGTCGCTTTCATCGAGAGGCGCCCAATCCCCATCTGCCCAGTTGCCGACAGCGGCGCCAACTTCGCGATCCGATTTTGGGCGCTCAGTATCATCTCGCTTGCCAAGTATCTTGGAGAGGGTTTTGCCTGAGATTGTTTCTTGACGTGCGAACCACTCATTGAGGAACGCGGCGGTGATTTGGACTTCTGTGCTATCGCGAAGCTTCTTGCGATACATGGCACATAGCACAAATGTTAGTGCTGGAGGCTGCTTCCAGAAGTCGTCATAACTGATGCCTGCTTGAAGCGCTGACTCCAGAGCCCTTTCAACCAACCCCAGAACCGGGCGTTCATCGTCTGGGGCTTCGGAGGGTCCACAACGTCTTCCTTGTCAGCCTCCGATTGCTTCTGGCGAAGCTTCTCAGCAGCAGTTTCGGCCGCAAGGATCGCAGAGAGGTGCCTGTCACCAAGCCAATGCTGCGTCCATGCCTTGCGAATGACTTCGAAGGTTGGCATAACGGGCGGTGACCATTCAATGACTTCGCGAGGCGTCATCTTGAGGCCAGTGCCGCAGGCGAGAAGGAACGCGAGGTCATCAACATTCTTCGTGGAGAATGTATTGATCACGCGATTGAAGAATTGATCATTGCCCCACGTCTCTTGGATGATGGCAATAGAGGCCCACGGGAACGAGACAGAGACTGTCTTGCCCCCGTGGGTTAGTTCGTGTCCACCCATCGTCGTCATTACGAAACAGCCTCCACAGTTTCGGCGCCGGTGCGCTTGATCGTGACGGTCATCTTCATGATGCCGCCGACTTCCACCGGATCAGAGCACGCCTTCACAAGCGCGTCGAACAGCTTCTGTCGATTGTCGTACACAGCCTTGAACTTCTGGACTGCGCCGCCTTGGGCTGCGACAAGCAGAAGATGCGTGGCATTGTCCGGGTCATAGTTCATGACAAACGAACCGTCTTCAAAGGAAGAGAGGCCGTTGACGTATTCACGGACACCAGACGGGCTGTCAAAATCGGTGGCATCCAGTTCTTCTGAGACTGCGTTGCCGCGATCCCAGTTAGTCACACCCGGGATTTTGGTGTACACGAGCGGCGAACCACCGCCCAAGTACAACCCCGCTGTGCCGTTCTTGGCAACAATTGCCATTAGGTAGTCTCCTTGATCAAGAAGTTGATCCGCAGAACCCGTCCGGCAAGGGTTGGGTCTGTTGTCGGCCCACGCGCGGGTCCAGACACTGTAGTGTTGACCACTTCCCCGCCCTCGATGGAAGCTGGCCCCCAATTCTCAAATAGCTTGCGCGCCCACTCAGCAGCGGTGGTCAGCGGGAGATAATCACCGTCAGGCTTGTGGTAGAAACGCAACCCAACACTCTCCCGGCGATACGCTTCGTCAAACGTGTCCTCATTGCCGCTGTGCTGTGGGTCTTCAACGATGATGAGAGGCTTGGTTGTGTACGGGAAGTTGGCTGGCACATTGTCCTCTGAATACACAGCCACCTCATCATCAGGACCGCGACAAAGCAACGTCGCCATATCTGTGTCTTGAAGACGCCCGCATACAACAGCAATGAGATCAATCATAAGAACCTCTTCAACAATTTGAGGTAGCGAGGAAGACGCTCAGGCCGGATCGGAGCATCAGCGAATGGGCGAGCCTTGATCTTCTCTGTCCCAAAGTGAAGCGGCAGGGCAGTCTCTTTGGAGACTGTGACCACTGCTTCTGCGCCGCTTGTTGTCTTGAATATTTCGACACCAACTGATTGCCGCAGCCCGCCACTATCCACCGCAGGAGGTTCACCAGGGGCTGATGCTACGTGAACTGCATCTTTCCCTCTTGGGTACGCGATACCAGAGCCAGGTTGTGATAGCTCTTCACGCATAGCCGCCATAGCATCGAGGCCGATGGCGCCCATTGCCTGATGTATCTTATCACCTGTGACCTTTCGTGCCAATTGGATGTTGAACTCAGTCTTCACATTCACCTTAGGCATTGATCACCTATTCCGGGTTGACGATTACACCCCATGTTCGACTGAAGGCTGATGCTGCTGTTGGGATGTTGATTGTCCCTGTTGAGCCAGCATCAACCGCTTTCGAGTACAGATCCAAGCCGCCACCATTAATGTGCCGGTTGAGGCCAAGGCCCGTCGGGTTTTCAGCTGAGTCACCATCTGTAGCGAATACAAGCAAGCTGTCATCTGCTGCAACAGTCATTGATGGCAATGTCCGGTTCGATGTGTTGGCGATGTACCCATCATAATCATTGATGGGTGTTGTTGGGTCATAGTCGCCAGTCACCCTTGCGAGGAAGGTGATGAAGTATCCATCACCTGGGAAAGCCCTTCCTGATGTTGTGAAGCTATAGGTGGATGGCTCACTTGAACCAGCAATCTTATAGGCGATGTGATACCAATGAACACCTGTTTGGATTTCAACTTGTGCAACCTCAGTCCATCCGCTAAATCCAAAATCCCAAAGCCCGCCCGGCTCTGTTGCCCATGTAAAGGCAATGAGCAGGTCACCCTCTTGCGTGCCTGAGGGTTTGTTGACGCTTGAGTTACTTGCTGAAGCGCCGTTCCAAGACCAAGAAGCAGACGCAACTGAGGGTGATGTGAATGCCGAAGGTTGTTCGCCAGAGCCAGAGAAGGTGAAGTCACCAACGTTAAGCGAAGCGGTTGCTGTAAGACTTCCGACGCCAGCCCCGGCAAAGGTGAACTCACCAATTGTGATAGAGGCGTTTGCTGTAAGACTTCCGACACCAACACCCTCGAATGTGAAGTCACCAACGGTGATATCAGCTGTGCCGATATTCGAGCCATAGCCCGATCCGAGGAAGTTGAAGTCATAGGTGATATCAGCTGTGCCGATTGCCGCCTGATAACCAGCGCCAACAAATACGAACTCATCAACAACTAGATCGGCTGTGCCCGGCAGCGTAGCGGTGGCCGTAGCAGCAAACTCGAAGTCATAGGTGAAGGAGCCAACAGCCACCAAGTCTTCCGCTTCTGTGGCCTCCCCTTCCCCAAGAAACACAAACTCGCCAAGGTTCCATTCCCCTAGGCCCACGTTTGCGGCTGCGGCTGTCCCGCTGAATGTAAAATTCGGGATAACAAAGGCTCCAACTCCAACCGCACCAACCATTGGCGCGGGAGCCGTCGAGACTTGAATTGTCAGGATGCTGTTAGATGGCTCACCAACCTCTACAGCTGGGCGCCAGAAGGTTCCATCAACGAAGCCAATCACATCATCTGACTTGAATGTAATGTTTAGGCTGTTCACATTGAGAAGGAGTTGGCGGTGGGAAGATGGGATGCCATCAGCATTGCGTTGAAAGTCTGTGTACTCGATCACGAGTGCGCGGCAGGTATGTTGGGTGGCAACGTAGGTGTTCCCGCCACGGCCATTTGCGACCTTGGCCTTGCGATACACCGTAGCATCCCCGAACAAGAGCGGGTCAATGACGTTGTTGACTGCATTCTTGATGATATCAAAGATGCCCATGTGCCACCCTCCATACAACTCTGCGCTTAAGCGCCCGGTGCCGTCCATTGGAACGAAGTGATCG